TGGCTGGTGCTGCTGCTTGCGGGGTAGTGATTTGCCTCTTGATCAGTTCATCGGCTAGCTTGCGAACTTCACCAACCTCTTGAGCTTGACGACCAATGAGCTTCTCAGCCTCTTGGTACATCTTAATCAGATCGTCCATCGATTTACCCTTTAGTTTGTCAGGGATCTCTGGAGCCACTGCTTGTTGCTCTTCAGGTTGTTGCTGCTTTACTTCTTCAGCTTGAAATTCATCTTGCTGTACTTCTTCTTGATCAATAGAATCTACAAATTCAGCCATCTGCTTCTCCTAGTCGGGATAAACCCAATTGTTAGGAATTAAAAGGAATCTAAGTTATCCCTCGTAGTAGGACTTAGACTTTGCTACGTCCAATGCTTGTCTATGGTTACGTTCCCATTTAGCATAAGCACCAGGGAAATCTCCTGTGATGCCTTCTAGTTTGCTTCGTGGTGCTGCTAACTGTTTAACTGCATCGGTATGACATACTGGACATGTAACTTTTTCTGTAGTACGGTGTACTAAGTGTTCGCTGACATGACCAGCACTGCATTTGAAATCAAATAAAATCATCTTTCTGTAAATCCTCATAGACTTTTTCTGATACTTCTTTCAGTGTCAGGAGCCAATCTAGGATATCAAGTTGACCTTTTCTGAAAAACAATACTTTCTCTGAATCTAGTGATCGTATGTCCGCATAAGACTCGTGCATCTTCTTTACATCATCGATAAGATCTTTCCATCCCTTAGATGAGACCATATCGAATCTAGATTCATAGTAACTTTGTAATTTAATATCCATTGTTGTTATTTTACCACACTTAAATTATTGCTGTAAAGCCTCTTGACTTAGTCAGTGAAGCGTGGTACAATGATTGTTTTAGGAGAGCCTATGAAATCATTACACTTTGCTAAGACTGACTTAAGTGCTGAAGAACGCTTACAACTTGTTTATGACTTAGTGATTGAAGGAAAGTCAACCGAACAAATTAAGAAACAACTCGGTGATGTTTCAAGACAACGAGTACATCAGCTTATTAGCAAGTTAGTCTTAAATGGTAGGTTGGATGAGAGTCAACGTCCTCAAACACAACGACGACAGCTTCTTAGAAACAACTACAAAAGGAAGTGGGGACATTACCCTGAAGAAGCCTCTATACGAGAACAAGACTCTTATCAACTATTAAGAGAGAAGTTCAGACGTAAGAAGGCTTCTAACTACAAACATGAGTGGACAATCAGCTTTAACGACATTGTCTTTCCAACACATTGTCCGGTACTAGGTATCGAACTAGACTACTTTGCATCAGAAAGACAAGAAAACTCAGTTAGTTTTGATCGTATTGACTCATCTAAAGGGTATGTCAAAGGTAATGTTGTTATTATGTCTTGGAGAGCTAACCGCATTAAGAATGATGGTACTGCTGAAGAGCATCAAAAGATTGCTAACTTCTTAAATCAGTTCATTGCGTCCTGACGGGTTTGTTCTCTGACGATATTGACCTTTGAATCAATGTCTTTTTCTTTTAACATCAATTCAGCGATCTTTACTCGACGTTCGAACTCCCTGTTAGGGTCATCAATGTTCGTCGATGCTGCCTGAACAACATCAACCTTTAGCTTCTCAGGCATCAACTGAGCCTCTACAATGGCTTTCTGAGCCTCTGCTTGAGCTTTCTGTGCTCTAGCCTGCTTTTCCTGCACATCAGCCTGTGCTGTCGCTAATTGGATCTGTGCAGCCTGCTGTTGAACCTGCTGTGCTGCTGGATCAGGCTGTGACATCTGCATCAACTGCTGCATAATCATCTCTCTGTTGGGTAACGAAGAGTTTTCTACAACACTTTGCAGCAATAAAGGCAGTACAGGACTGTTTGGCCCTAATGTAGACATCAGTGCAATGATCTGAGACTGCTCAAACTCCCTAGCCATCATACCCATTGTACCTGTAGGTATAAACTTAAAGTCTTGGACAGGATAACGCTCAGGATCAAACTGCATATACCTCCATGCAGCCTTCTCTACAAAAGGAATAAGGAAATCATCCTGGAAGTTTGTCAGTGCTCTCTTGTTTTTCTTAATCAAAGAGGCTACAGCCATGGCTAAACCTGCTGAGGCAGCGTCTCCACCAGCAACTTGCCCAGGTAACGATGCTGAATCCAGTGTACCTGTAGCTTGTAGAAGCATCTTTTCGAACAATTGTGCTGTCTGGATGTTACCAGGATCAGTATTACCAAACTTTAGAGGCTGTAGAATCTCGTTAGGAGCACCATTGGTAAGGATTGTCTTACCAGGACGTACCTCAAACTTAGCACCACGAGGTAGTCTCGTAGCATCTATAGCCATCATAGGGGCTGTTGTAAGCCCTAAAGAGTCAACGTGACTACGAATCTGTGCATCCGTAGCCTTTTGCATGTTATAGCCCTTCTCACCTGTTCCACGACCCCAGAAACGATTAGGAACAATGTCAGCTTGGTAGGCTACAACAGGTCTATCTTGCATCATGAATGGACTAACCTCTGCTTTTAACAGTGATTCTCCATTAGCAATGACCACTAGAGCCTCTACCAACTCTGAATACATCTCCTCATCAGGGCCAATCATTTGATCAGGATCATCAAGCAATGCTTTTGGTACTAAACCATAGTAACGAAGCAGTAGAACCTTGTCATCTTGGAAGTAAGTAATGTCTTGTGTTGGCTCTAAGTCTGTGTTTTCTGCTGCAGTACCGACATAAACCCTACGATAGACACCATCTTCCATGGCTTTAATGACTGAATGTCTTCCGACATACTCTTCAATAGCTACGCCTAAGGCTTCATCAACAGTGCTAGCGTTAGGATCAATAAGGAAGTTACGTGGATTGATAGGCTTTAGCTGTACAGAGATACGATTCGTAGATGATACACCTACCATACGTAGTCCAGGCACTGCAGAAGGCTGTGTTGCTGGTCTACTATCCTTTACTTCTCGGACAATCAACTCACCAATACCAGTGCCGTAGACCTCTGCAAGGGTAACGATGTGAGTAATAGCCTTACGTACCTTATCTTTGTCAAAGTCTTCACGTAGCTGGTTTCTCATCAGTCCTACGTCTGTTTTGTCTTGATCCTGTAGATCATCAACAATATCAAAGAACTGACCTTTACCGAATACTGCTTCAACAATCTCTGATGTCTTATTGTCAATGGCTTGCTGAAGGGCAGGGGATATCAGCTTAGATCTCTCAGAAGCTCTTGTCTTATCTCCTTCTTCGTAGATACCACGCCAAAGACGTTCATATTCATTCCAACGATCTAGATAGTTCTCATCACGGTGATTTCTCCAATCATCGCAATGCTGCATCACATAAGCTACAAGAGCATTCTGTGGTGTTGTATCTGAATCAAATTTCATAGTAAAGAATCCTATTAGTATCCTGCAACGTCATCCATGATCTCAAAATCTTCTTCATCCAATGATTGAGACCAACTTGCAGTTTGAATCTGGTCAATGTAACTTAAAGCATCAAGTAAATCATCATGAGTTTTACTGTCAGGGAACTGCATCAACTGATCAATAAATATGTTGTTCCAACTACCTTCATTAAAGGTAATACGACCATGCTCAAAGCGTCCTTGTAGAGACCAGACAATCCTATCTGTTTTCTTCTTATTACCATGTGTTAGTTCATCAATCCTAGGGAAGTATCCAGTACGTCTCATGATGTCGTGGATATAAGGCATCACTGCATTCTTCAGTGCTCCTTTCTCAATCCCTACCGTAATAACACCATAGTCTTTAGCAGTCTTTAGAATCTTCACTGCTGTTTCTCGGACATCCCATCTACCGTGTAGAATGTCAGCAACCCACCATCCTTGTGTATTGACTTTAACTACTGCAATAGCTGTTTCATCTAACTTCTTATGCTTATTCTGCTGTGCTTGAGTAATGTCAGTGAAACCACATAAGTCTACAGCCATGAAGTAACTACCTTCTTGTGGTTCTTCATCACTGATCTTAAGCCATTCTTCCTTAAAGATCTCAGACTGTGATGCTTCAAACGAAGCCATAAACTCTTGTCTAAAAGCAAAGCTAGACATCGAACCTCTAGCAGCTTCAATCTCTGCTGGATCTAACAATGGATTATCAAAGCTAGTGAAGTGCCATGCTTTGTAATCTTTATCCTTTGTACTATCACCTAACTTGTACAACTCATAGAAGTGATTTCTACCCATTGGTGTTCCAATGAACATAGCTCTACCCTTCTGATCCGCTAAAGCAGGTCTAAGGATTTGTTCGAACACCTGTGGTTTCATGTCTGCGTACTCATCCATCACTAAGTACTTCAAACTAACACCACGCATAGTCTCTGGTCTATCAGCACCCTTCAGAGATATCATTGCACCATTGACTAAGGTAATCTGCATGTTATTCACATGACTACCTTTAATGACTGAATGGCCTAGCTCCAGTAGCGTAGACCACATAATATCTCTAGCTTGTCCCTGTGTAGGAGCTACATACCAGACATGACCCTTCTCAGTCTGTAGTCCTTCAATAATCAATGTCCAAGCAGCTAACCTAGATTTACCTGTACGTCTCCCTGCAGCGATGATCTTAAACCTTGCAGCATCTTTAAAAACTTCCTGCTGCCAAGGTAGAAGAGACACTGTTAAATTACTCATTCTTCTTCTTCTTTATCGTAATCAATCAAAGTAGTCTCAACGTCTACAGGTTCGTGTTCTATCATCTCTACTGGTTTATCGTTAACTCCAGTGATGTTGATGGTGATTGCTTTAGCACCTCCACTAGCACCTTTGTCTTCAAAGTAAGACACTGGTAGCATTCGATCAATACATAGCTTTAAAGCAGCCATTTGATCTTTGTCTTCGTCATTCAATGCTTTATGTACTATCTTTCTGATAATCGCATTCGAATGCGTTAACAGCAGCGAAGCAGTGAACTCTTTAATCCTTGCTGCTTCTCCTGGTGGTCTTCCTCTTTTCTCTCTTTTTATATACTTTTGTACTTCTTCCTTCTTAGGACGACCTCTAGATCTCTTCTTTTTTGTCGGCACACTCTTTTCTTCATCGACTGCCAAGACATCCTGGCTGACTGATGAAGGTAGCGAACAATCCTCATTAGGAGAAGTAATTTTAATTTCTGACATCAGATCCCTCTATATAGTTTCTCTGCTGAAAGCAGGACTTTAGGGTGTATATAATTTTATGTATCTCTTCTATGTAGTCAGTATGAAGTCTGTATGTAGTATATAAAATTTAAGTTTTTATTTATTGTCAGTACATCGTCTGTTCATCGTTTCTACATAGTAGACTTATTGTAGCATACAAATGATATTGCTGTAAAGACCCTTGACTACTACTGTAGGGTTATTACAACATATCCAGCACAGATTGCACAGTCTTTAGAGGCTATAGCGGGACTCCATTTACATGGTGTCATAGGCTCCGCAGAGCTTTTCTATTTAAGCTATTGATTCTATTACCTTTTATTAGATAGTTTACTTAGGCTTTAGAGACTTCCATTTTAGCTTTTTTTAAGGCTAGGTAG